GTTTCATTTTATAAATTAAACCTTCTTTAATAGTTCCTCTTCCAAATTTATATCTACCGTTAGGGTCTCTTAAAATTAATCCATCACATCCCCAAGCCAGAGCATTTTCATATAATGGATTAATATCTTCTTCCTTTAATATAGACCATTGTTCTACTAACTTAAATCTAGGATGAGTAATATCTGCTACTTCTAAAAATGATGTTCTTGTACGAAATGACATCATAGAATCTTTATTATAGATAGCATCAAAACAATAGAAAAATAAATCAGTGGGTATTTCTTTATCTAATTGTCTAGTTAATCCGCTTAGTTCATTAAATGTTAATGATTTGGCAAGTAATTCTCCATCTAAAATAATATCTTTATCCTTAGATAATTTCATTAAACTATTAAAACTTTCTCTTAATTGAATATTAGGAAATTGTTTTAATGCTCTAGTATACATTTGTCCATCTTTAAATATACAACGAATACCATCTAATTTATAACTAGCAAGTAATGGATATTTTAAAGTATTAATATCTATTGTTTCATTTGGTGCTAACATCGGTTTAAAGTTTTTCATATTTATTCTTTTAATCCATTAAGTGCTAATATTATAGCATCAATAATATTATCATCTGTTTCTTCAGTCTTAAATATATTATTAATAAAATCGATTAATTCCTGTTTTTTATTTTTTCTAGATTGGGTTTTTTCTTTATTAGTTGCTGCTTTTACTCTTTTTATTTCAGATTTAAATCCTATTTCTTTTCTTGCTGACATTGGAAATATGATTTTAATCTCTTCAAAATTATCAAATAACTCGGCAAAGATAATACCACACAACATACGAAGTAATCCAAATGTAACTACATTACAACCCATAAAACTATTTTCAAGTACTAATACAGTTTTATTTGCTTTCTTTTGTCCAAATTCATTCTTTTTAAAATCTCTAATTGCCCTTAACATAAACTCTAATTTTTCTACAAACTTATCAGATAATTCATCTGTCTTTTTTACTACAGGTAATTTAAAAATAGAAGTCTTAACTTTCAAAGATTTTTTATCTGTTTCAAGGATGGCTAATCCTGTAATAGAGGCTGTATCTACACCCAAAACCATTGTATCTTTTTTTAATCTAAAACCTAACCGTTTTTCTATTGATTTTAATTTAAAGACCATTAATTATCTCCATAAAATAAAGGTACCAACCTTGTCTATTTTTATTAACAATACTATTACATTTCCTACATAATGAAATTAAATTATTCTTCTTACAATTTTTCTTATTATAATCTATATGATGGATAGAAAGTTTTTCATGTTTTTTATTAATAATATGATTTTTTTGTTTTATCTTGCATAGTTGACATTTATAATTATCACGTTTTCTAATTTCTTCTCTTAATTTTTTAAATTTTGCTGTATAAGGTTCATAACTTCTACCGTCAATCCAACGACCATTTTTATTACCTTTATGCAAATTTAACTCTATTTTTCTTTTACTTATTTTATTTTTACTTTCTTTTGTATGATGTTTTCCATAAAAGGGGTTGTTAATTCCTTTATAAGACCTTCTATTTTTTATCATGTTTTTCTTATGGTCTTTTGTTAAAATTCTTCCTTTTTGAGCAATACTCATATTTTTTCTATGTTCTTTTGAGAATCTTTTACCCTTCATAGAACAACTTCTACATCTTTTTGCTTTATTTTTTGGTTTTGATTTATGACAAATAATACAAATTTTAAAGTTCATCTAAATATCTCTCCATTAATTGAAGTTTATTTCCTATTTCTATTAACACATAACATAAATATCCATTTGAATAAGTATCTATCTCCCAACTATCCCAAATATGAACATCTATGGTAAAATTATTTTGTGCCATTAATCTTGCTCCTGAAAATTATTATTGCATCTTAAACATTTTGCTTCTAAAATAGTAGCACATCTTATTGTAGTACATCCGCAGGAGTATTTTTTCATTTTTGTAGGTGCGGTTATTGTTAGATGGGTCTTTCTATACAGTTTAAACGTAACTTCATTCGGCTTAATTTTCTCTATCGTTTTCTTTAGACTATTTGATAAAGAAGTTAAACTCCATCCATGTCTTCCATCTCTTTCTACGTTTAAACCGTAAGATTCTGCCCTTACTTTAAATGCCTTATTATGATACTGTTGCGAATTACAATCCTCTATCTTATCACAGGTGTTAGAATAATGTACCATTTCATGAACTAAAGTTTCTATGGGGTTATTATTTAATTCTTCTGCACAAATATTTATTTCACTAATAGTTTGTTTCCCTCTTTCCCATTTATCTTCCCAATGCCAACCAAGAACTTTTTGTCTGCCCTTAGATTGAATTGTAATAAGAGGTCTTGGATGCTTTAATTTAAATTCAATAGCCAAAGCATCGTAGATTCTTTCTAGTTCTCTAATAATCGGTATAATTGAATTATTCATTATTCTTTCGGTTTATAGGGTACTTTAATATAGTCCAATACCTTTCCTACTCCTATTTTATTAATACAATAATCCCAAAGTTGCGGATGTGTCTTTGCCATGCATTGAAATTTATTAGGTTCTTTTTCTAAATGAGTTCCAAACATACAAAACATACATCCTGTTCTTTGTTGCCCTTTATCATAGATTGTAGCATACTTTAAATTATACTTCTTAATATATGCCCAGATATCTTCTTCTAGCCAAAAACTCATAGGTCGTGATTGAACTTTACCTGTAAAACTATTACATCCATTTTGTAAATATGTAATTTCTCTTAATCTACTTTCACTTGCCATTGTAGCTACATAAGGATGTAATCCTGTTTTCTTTGTATAATTTTTAAATGGGAGTTTTTTCATTACATTACAACATTGGTCTGAAATTTTAAAAGGAGCTTTTATTAAAAATTTCCATTTTGCTGGTAATTTCCAACTTCCAGATGCTTTCTTTCCATCTCCTCTTATACCTGTTAAATAAAGATTTCTTACAGTAGCATTTCCCTCACTTGGATTACGCACACACTCAAGCATTTTAGCAATCTTTTTACTGGTAACTGGGTATCCATAAGTATCTAATACCTGTTTAAAGGTCATTTCAGGTCTAATAATCTCTACATTATCTGTTTCTCTGACAAATTGTACCACTTCCGGCCATTCTAGTCCTGTATTAACAAAGACTGCCTTAACATCAGGGTACATACTTCTAACTATATGCAAAAGAACTGTACTATCCTTACCACCAGAAAAAGATATACATACTTCTCCCTGTAATTTATCATGAAATGCTCTTATTCTTTCTTTTGTTAAGATTATTTTTTGTTCTAGAGGTAAAGATTGTCTTTGTTTAAGTTCCCAAATCTGAATTTTATTAGGCATTATTTCCCCCCTAATTTTTTATCAAAAATTCCATCTTTAATTTCTTTCTTAAAACGAGTATCTAAATCAGTAACATAAATTCCTGGGCAAATATTTTTTCCTTGTTTATCTTTCTTGTGGTCAATTTTAAATGGGGTTTTAGTTTTACTTTGCATCCTCAATAATTCTTTCCACAAATCAGGAAAATACTTATATACATTCCTTAATGCTGTAAGGGGTTGTAAAGGACAACACCAACAAGAAGTACTATTCATATACTTATATAAATTTTCAAAATTAAATCCTTTTGCCTTACAATAATCTAAACAATCCTGTTCAGTCATTCCCCATTCTATTAAAGGAAATCTTTTTGTTGTATCTTTGGTATATCTTTCCATTCTGTATTCTTCGCCTTTTGTAAAACCGATATAATTAATATAAGGTTTTTTATCAACTAAATATTTACGAATAGTATCTTGTTTTAATCCTGTACACCATCTTAAATTAAATCGGGGGAATCCTTTTCCTTTACCAATTGCACAAGGTTTTTCGAACATCCACCAATCAAATGATTTTTCAGAAGTAAGCCATACAATAGGTCTTTTTATATATGCTTCTACTTTTTTAACATGAGCATATACTTCCGGCCATTCCCAGCCTGTATCAAAGAACACAATTTCATCTATGGGCTTCTTTTCTTCTAATAATCTTAGAAGTACCGCAGTAGAATCCTTACCCCCTGAAAAACTAACTATGTAGTACATTTTTTCTTTCTCTCTTTTTTAGGTTTAATTTCTTTTATTAAAGATAAATCCCATTTCAATGCTAAAAAGATTGCTTCGCACTTCATTGTAATAGATTTATCAATTACTTTATCATAATTAACTTCTTTAATATGGGTATTAGTATCTTCATCATAACAAAGAACATCCTTATTAACTTCTTTTTCTGAAGATTGTATAGTTATTTCTTTTGTTTCTTTATTAGTTTTATTCCTACTAGATTTTCTTGTAGCAGTACCAAATGATTTTACAGGAATCCAATAGAAACTATCTCCTGTATTTTTCTGAAAAGAGGGTACTAATTCTTGAGTATATTGTAGGGCTCTTATAAAGACTGGAATAGATTTATAGGTTTCTACTTCTTTAGAAATTCTACAAGGAAATCCTATATCAACTAAAGGTAGAGTTTTAATTCTTTCTTTTTCTGAATTAATCCATTTAACTATTTCTTCCTGTAGTTCTTCATTCATTATTTTACCTATTAATGTAGTTTGGAATTCTCTAATAAAATTAGAACTATCTTTCCTACGAGCTTCAATACCCTTTATTTCTTCTTTTACACCTTTTGGTGTAGATAAATATCCCTTATAATGACATAGGGCTATAACAAAAAGTTTTTCAAATTGACCTTCTAAATCAAATTCGATACCTATCTTATCCTTATTATACTTTTCTTTTGCCCATTGTTTGATTAAATCATTACATAAATCTCTGGGATTCTCTGGAGCATCTATAAAAACAGAATCAGTATCTATATAAATAACCTTTACACTACGTTTATTAAGTTCATCTTCAATGTAGTGTAATAAATCTCGGATTAAAAATGTAATACTTGCAGCCACCCTATAATCAAATAATCTAAAAATCTTTAATCCACATACACCAAAAAGAGAATTAACAACTGCTTTAATAGCATCATATTTAACCTGCAAATCCTTAGCCTCTTCTGATTCTGGATTGGTTGCTTTTAATTGTGATTTTAAAATATCCTTTTTACTGATTAGTTTTCTTGCAATTGTGGGAAGGAGAGCATTATCATTCTGGTAAAACTTTACCTTGTTTATGGTAATTCCTTCAGTTTTAATATTTGAAATATCTAAACAAAAGTCAATAATTGCCATTGGATAAGCAGATGAGAGGTCGAGTTTCCAAAGTCCTTTATAAAGACCAGTATCACATCTCCTATAAGCTCCCTCAAATCCTATTTCTTCTACTTCAGTTCCTTCTCCATAATGTTTAGAAGGAAGGATTATTCCTTTTTGATGGGCTTCTCTTAAAAGAATCATATCTAACATCTTACTATTCCAAGTAACATCAGACCATTCACACATCGACATCCGCCTAAGTTCATCATAGTATTCTATAATTTTAAACTTCTTTTCTAAATCTATCATTCTCTTAACATCATTAATATTCTTTTCTTTAATCTCTAAAGATAATTTATTAAAATTTATTTTTATATAGGCTTTTTCTTTTAATTGTTTTTGACAAACAGCATCTAAAGCATAAGAAGGTTCTGTACGATATATTTTTTTGTACATTTCTAAATAATCGCATATACTTATACCAGCAGGAATTAATGTAGGTTCTACCTTTTGAGAACTTCCCAAATATTTAGATTGTGCTATTGGACTTAATATTTCTGCTAATTCACATCCAAATACTTTCTTATATCTTGCACAAAGATAAAGCCAATCAAATTCAATAAAGTTCCATCCTAATAACAAATCAAATTGTTCTGTTCTAATAAATTTAACAAAATTATTTAATAATTCCTTTTCTTGTTCTTCAATTGTACCTGTATAAACTGACAAAAAGAAACAATAAATTTTATTATTATAAGAATTAGAACACGAAATACATGAAATTGGGTCTTCTGGATAAAGATAGTTGGGTAATTCTTTACATAATACTTCGATATCAACAAAAGAATATTTTAAATCTGCCTTACCAAAAGATGTAATCTTATCTATAACATACCGTTTGGTAAAAGATACATCTGCTTCATAACTATTTTCGTCTTTTCTTCTTGATAAATCAGAAGGTCGGGCACATACTATTTTATCTACTTTTTTATTATCTATTGTTTTATAAATTCCTGTAGGAGAGATTTGATAGAAATATGGAAAGAAATTTTTATCTTTAAATAAAGAAAGAGTTTTTCCAGTTCTATGCCATACATAGATTTCTCTTCCTATACTGGCAATATTAGTTACATTTAGATTAAACATTATGCACTCCCAAAACTTCCCATACCTGGTTTTCTTTTCTGTATGGGTTTGATATTTTTAAATTCAGTTAAAAAATGACAAATTGCAAATACCTGAAAAGCCTGGAATAAATGGTTCTGTCCAATTTTACAATCATACATAACTTTCCCTTGTCTTGTTTTTCCAACAATTATATTATTAATCTGTGTATCAAATTTAATATCTTCATACATTTGTATCTTCTTGCTATAAAAAATATCTTTTAAACATTGCATAGACCAATCTACAACATTGGCTTGTTTGAATACATAACTTCCATCTTTGCCTCTAATATATTGATTATTCTTATCTTTTTCATAATCAATATCTATATTTTCATTAAATGATACGGGAATAATATTATCTGGATAATCTTTTATTAATGCACTTATTAATGCCTTGCCTACACCAGAAGTATTATCTAATCCTATAATATTAGGTTGTAAAATACTAATTAAATATTTTATAAAATCCTTTTCTTCTTCTGGAGAAAGTTGGAATGTAGTAATTCTATAAATGTATTTATAAATTTTATTTGTTTTGGAAATAATAATATATTCTGAAGGAGCACCACCTTCTCCAATATCTGCATAGACACCTAAAAAATCTGCATTGATTGGTTTCTCAACAATAACAATTTCTTTATATCTAAAAAATGAATCTTTATTTATTTCAAATGCTTTAATCTCAATTCCAATTCCTTTTTTATCTACAATATAAGTCTGTCTAATTCTTTGAATATCAAAAACACTTTCTGCTCCTTCAATAACTTTACCTTCTATTTGAACTTGATAGCCAGGAGAATCTTTACCACCAAATTCTTTTATAGCATCTGTTTCTTTTTTATCATTCCATGTTGGGTTACAATAAGAAGGAATATTTATTATTTTCTTTTTATTTTTTAAATCGAAAAAGATTTCTCCCATAGGAGATGTCTTTGTAAAAATAGTCATACCACTATAACGATTAATACACCCTTTTTCAGCCTGTGCCATTAACATTTTACCAGATACTTCTTTTGTCAAATAAGAAGCCTCTTCCATCGCATGACGGTCAACGTGCTTACCAAAGAATTGTCCGCCTGGATTTTTACTAGCAATATTCATATTTACACTTTCTAATAAACATCCATTAGCAAAATTTAATTTATATGTAGGACTCCTTAATGAATGACAATTTAGTATTTTAAGTATTTTGTGATTTTCAAAACCATTTATTAATTTTTCAAATATTTCTAACACATGTAATTTATCATAAGATGAAATTACCGCCCAATTATAACTTTTATTAAAAGTAGCCATTACAAAATCTATTATAATAGAAATTCTGGTTTTACCAGTTAAACGACCACCTAAGTTATAACTTTCTGCTAAATTATTTTTAATTTCCCAATTCTTTTCTTTAGATATTTTTTTATCTTCTAAAAATAAACTATCAAATGACATCATGGGATATTGATAAACTCTGACGTACCCGAAATTGTCTTTGTTCCACATTCCTAATGCATCAAAATCGTGGAACATCACTTCCGCACAAGAAATCGGATGAGATAAGACTTGAAAAATCTTTAAATCGTTTTCTTTTATCTTAGCAATCATTATCTATTCTCCATTAAATATTTAAAATAAGCATACCAATAATCACGATTACCATTTGTTCGTACATGATGTTTTAAACATAATAAAATTAAGTTATCTTCTTTACAATTCTTTTTATTATAATCTATGTGATGGACATGTTTGGCTTTTTTATTACATATAATACATTTATGATTGAATTTATTTCTAATTTCAATTCTTATTTTCCACCATTCTAAGGGATATGGTAAATATGCCATTCCATGTATATAACCAGGAGCTTTTTTACCAAACCTATGAATTCCATACATAGCATTATTCTTTGGTATTTGAGTCCACTTTATATAACATTCCCAACATCGTTTTTTATTATAATCTTTTGTTCTTTTACCACAATCGATACATTTTGGTTTTCCACCGTTCCAATTCGAATTTTTTTCTCCTTTACAATTTATTAATCCAATTTTATGCAAATGTTTTGTAGCACAAATATGACATCTTTTTGCAAAAGGGTTGCTACTTAATTTTATACCACAATCTATACAATTAAAATATTTTTTTATTGCTCTCCCATGTTTAAAATTTGCACAACTTTGGGGATTATCATGTAAATATTGGAAATGACATTTTCTACACCTTGCTTTACTGTTACTATCTTTTGATAATTCTTTTTTACAATCTATGCATTTATTCATTGCTATTTAATTCTTTAAGATAAAGATTATTATAAATAAAATCCACATAATTTATGTGAGTTCCTAATACATTAGCAACTTCTTCTTTAGTTATTTTTTTATTATGATAAAGATTGAGTAATGGTAAATTATATAACATCGTACCCCTAAAAAATGAACATTTTTCTGGTGTTAGATTACTTACATCCATTAATAAATTAAAAAGTTGTTGACAATACGGACAACGAATCGTTGTACAACCAGCATGTTCATTGTAATAGGTAAGAGCTTTTTCTTTTAATTCATTCATTAATTCTAAAGCATTTTCAGAGTCTGCATCTCTCATCATGCCTAACTTTTCTTTAAATTGCATTATCTGTGTATTATTAAAAACAAGTTGTTCAGTCATTCTTAAAGGAATTGCTCCCTGTTTATCTTTGCCTTCTTTTTCAATATACAATTTAACTCTATCATTTAACATCTCTAGATAGACTAAGTTAATTAATGTACTTTTTTCTGCTAATGATTCGAATGAATGTTCAGAAACATACTGGTCATAAAGTTG